TCCACGACGCGACGGCGCTGGTGGCCACGCACATCAAGACGGGGTTCCAGTGGGTGGCCGGGGTCTGGGAGAAGCCGCAGTGGCAGGTGCAGTGGCAGGTGCCGGCGGAGCAGGTCAATGCGGCGGTGGCTGGAATGTTCCAGCGGTATCGGGTGTGGCGGATGTATGCGGACCCGTACTACTGGGACTCGTGGATTGCGAAGTGGGTAGCGGACTACGGGAAAGAGCACGTGGTGGAGTGGCGGACGAACCAGCGGCAGCGGATGACCGGGGCGTTGGTGAACTTCAACACGGCGATTCAGGCGGGGACGGTCTGCCATGACGGGGACGCGCACCTGATTAGACACATCGGCAATGCTCGGCGGGAGGATTTGCCGACGTGGCGGGACGAGCAGGGCAAGGCGTTGTGGCTGATTCGGAAAGAGCGGCCGGATAGCCCGCACAAGATCGACCTGGTGATGGCGGCGGTGCTCAGTTGGGAAGCCCGATCGGATGCAGTCGCCGCGGGGGCGCTTGCAGAACCGGTGGCGGTGCTTGCGGAGTGGGTGTGATATGGCAGATGCACAGAAAGAGTGGGACAGGTTCGAGCGTCAATCGCGCCACATGATGAACACTCTGTTTAGCCTACTGCGCGACATGTCTACAGGGGTGTCACTCGTAGAGGCAGATCGCAGGCACGCATCTGCTAGGGGTATTGCGACAAGGCTACGGGGGCTAGAGGCCAGAGTGGGCCAGTATGCCGCAGAACTGAAGGAACGGCACGAGCAGAGGGCGGTCTGAGATGGCACATCTGGAACTCTTTCGGCCTCGGCGGGACACGTGGTGGCAGCGGGCGAAGCGGTCGATCACGTTGGGACCGTGGAACCCCAAGGACCGCGAGATCGCGCGCTACTTCGGCGGGACACCCGTCAATGCCGGCGTGACGGTCAACGAAGACACGGTGATGAGCTATTCCGCCGTCTGGGCGGCCGTCAACCTTGTCTCCGCGCACATCTCGTCGGTGCCGCTGGTGCTCTACAAGGTGCTCCCGAACGGCGGGAAGGAGCGGTTCGCCAACCACCACCTGTATCGGCTGGTGCATGACCGTCCAAACCCGATCATGGGCTCGGCCCTGTTCCGGCGGGCGGTGCAGACGAGCAAGATGGTGTGGGGCGAAGGGTTCGCGGAAATCGAGCGCGATGCGGCGGATCGGCCGGTGGCGCTGTGGCCCTTGCTGTCCTATCAGATGCAGGCCTTCTATGAGGGCGGGCGACTGAAGTATCGCTATCGGAATCCCGGCGGGACAGATGTCATCTTCGAGCCGCGGGACGTGCTGCACATTAGGGCGCACACGGACGGGACTGGCGTCTCTGGTGTGTCTGCATCGAGGACGGGCCGGGAGTCGTTCGGGCTGGCAATTGCGGCGGAGCGGTTCGGCGGGTCGTTCTTCGGCAACGGCTCCACCTTCGGCGGCATCATCAAGTATCCGGCCGGCGTCAACGTCACGCAGCAGACGAAGGAAGAGAACCGCAAGGCGCTGGATGCGCGGCATCAGGGGGTGGACCGCGCCTATCGGATGCTGGCCATCTACGAGGGGGCTGAGTATCAGCAGGTCGGCATCCCACCGAACGAAGCGCAGTTCCTCGAGACGCGCATGTTCCAGGTGGAGGAAGTGGCGCGGTGGTTCAACATCCCGCCGCACAAGCTGAAGCACCTGCAGCGCACGTCCTACAACAGCATCGAGCATCAGAGCATCGAGTATGTGACCGATGCCCTGGACCCCGATTGGGTGCTCTGGGAGCAGGAGCTGAACCTGAAGCTGGTGTCGTCGCTGGAAATGAACATCCAGCGGATCGAGCACGTGCGGGAGGGGATGCTGCGCGGGGATTCGGTGTCGCGGTCGGACCTGCAGGCCAAGCAGTTCTCTATCGGCGGCATCACGGCGAACGAGGTGCGGGCGCAGGAGAACCGGAACCCCTACGACGGCGGGGACGTGCCGTTTGTGTCCCTGCAGATGATCCCGATGGATCTGGCGCGGCCCTATTGGGAAGCGCAGATCAAGAAGGCGGAGACGCCTGCGCCGAAGCCAGAGCCGCCGCAGAACGGCGGGGACGCTGACCGGCAGATTGCCAGCCTGACGGAGCAGGTGGCGCTGGCCCGCCATGCGGCGTCACTGGCCGAGGAAGTGCGGGATGCGGCGAAGGCTGACGCCGAGAAGGCCCGTGAGCGATGCGAGTTGATCGAGGCGGCGCGGCAGCAGAACGAGGAGCGGCACAAGCAGGAAATATCCCAGCTTGGGGATGCCCTGGCTGAGGCCAACACATCGCTGCATGATGCGGCCAGCCGGGAGCAGGCGCTGATTCAGGAACGAGAAGAACTAAAGCGGCAGGAGGGAAAATCAGCCGAAGTCATTGACATGTGGAATGTCCGAATGGTCAAGGCTGAAGTTGATATGGCGGCGCTGTTGGCTGCCAATCAAGAGGCAGTCAAAGAACTCGCTGCGGCTTCCGACATGAAGGCGGTGGTTGAGGCGGCCCTCGCGGAAGCCATCAAGGAGCGCGACGTTGAGCGATCCGAAGTGGTCACGCTCACCGAGAAGGTGTCAGCAGCGGATGCAGAGATCGCTGCGAAGGTTAAACAGCTGGGCGCTGTGTCGGTCCTCAACGACACATTGACCGCGGAGCGGGATGGCCTCGCTGCTGACACTGAAGTCCTCAAGGCGGATCTCGCGCGGGCGCGGGCGGACCTGGCCACTGAACTGGACACCCAGCAGAGGCAGAAGGCTGTGAGCCTGGCGGCCATGCGGGCGCTGTTTGTGGATGCCTCTGAGCGGCTGCTGCAGAGGGAAAGCGACCGGGCGCGGAAGCATCAGGCGACGGCGGAGAAGCTGCGGGCCTGGGTGGACACGTTCTATCCCATGCACGTCGAGACGGTGCGGGCTACCTTCCGGCCGCTGGTCGGGGCATGGTCTGCGGTCACGGGCGGTGATGCGGCGGTGCTACTCGAGCGGCTGGTGGCGGAGCACATCGAAGCCTCACGGCAAGCCTTCGCGCACGTGCTGGATGCCGAGGACGACGACGAGCGGGCGCGGGTGTTTGAGCGGATGCTGAAGCGGTGGGACGAGGAACGGGCAGACGCGATGGCGGATGCGCTGGTGCGCGAAGGGATGGCTGGCAATGGATAACTTGGAACGTCGTGCATGGGTGGAGTGCCGCGCAGAGGCCTCCGACAACGGCAAGCGCATCAAGGGCTATGCCATCAGGTTCCAGTCTGACAGCGTGGACCTTGGCGGCTTCAAGGAGCGCATCGCCCCGGAAGCGGTAGACCGCACACTCAACGAGGGGCTGGACGTGCGGGCGCTGGTCGATCACGATAGCTCAAAGGTTATCGGCCGCACCCGCGCCGGCACGCTGACGCTGCGGAAGGATTCGCAGGGGCTGCGGATCGAGGTGGAGCCGGACCCGGAAATCAGCTACGCACGTGACATCATGCGCTCTGTGGCGCGCGGCGACGTCACTGGGATGTCCTTTGGCTTCAGGGCTATTGCCGACGAATGGGATTACGAGGGCAAGATCCCGATGCGGACGGTGACGGACATGCGGATCTCGGAAGTGTCCATCGTGACCTTCCCAGCCTATCAGGCGACGGACGTGCAGGTGGCCATGCGGTCGCTGAACGCGTTCCAGGAAAGGCACCAGGGCAACCGCGTGGCGTGGCTCGAGAAGCAGATGCGGCTGCTGAGGGCCAGATAGAACAAAAAGTGTTGCGCAACAGAAAGTGTTGCGCTATCATCGACGGTAATTCTACACAGCGAGCCATCTCTGGGGCTGCGGCGGCGTTCGCACCCCACAGACTGGCGATAGACCGGTAGCCTCCGGCGGCGTTCGGGGTCGCTACCCACAACTCGGACTTCATTCATTTGAGGTTCGTGCGTGGGCTACGCGTACCCGATGCCATGTGTCATCCGCCGTTCCTCGCACGACTGAGGAACGGACATGAACACCAACGAACTGCTCGAAAAGAAAGGCCGCCTGGTTAACGAGGCGGATCAGATTCTCGCCAAGGCCAAGGAAGAGGGCCGCTACGACCTGTCCACCGAAGAGAACCAGCGGTGGGAAGCCATCCACGCCGACATCGAGAAGATCACGGCCTTCGTCAACAAGGAAGCGCAGATGAAGGCGCTGGCGGAGGGCTCCGGCCGCCGCAGCGAACCCGCCATCGAGAACCGCGCCGAGAACCGCGCCGGCTTCGTGGGCCAGCCCACGGATCGGGATCGTTCGGAAGCCCTCCGCGCATGGCTCCTGGCCGATGCGGCAGCGGTTGAGATCTCCGACGCGCAGCGTGCCGCGGCGAAGCGGTGCGGGGTCAACCTCGAGTCCAAGAAGCTGACGATCTCGCTGGCGCCGAACGCCCTGCGGGCCGGCAACCTGAAGAACCCCTCGGCGGAAGAGATCGCGCAGTGGAAGGCTGAGACTCGTGCGGCCCTGACCGGCGCGCAGTCCACGACCACGACCGGCGGTTACACCGTGGCCGATGCCG